AGGATTAAGACATGACTGTTTCAACGACCACAACAGCAGTTTCCGCAGCGGGTGATGGAAGCACCACGGACTTTACCTTCACCTTTGAGATTCTTGCTGCTGAAGACCTAAAGGTAATTGTAGTTACAGACAGCACTGGTGCTGAATCAGAGAAGACGCTGACCACGGACTATACTGTTGCGGGCGTTGGCCAGGTTTCTGGCGGAACAGTGACATTCGTTACTGCCCCGGCTTCTGGCGAGACTGTGCATATTAAGCGCGGCAACATGGCTCTGACACAGCCAACAAACTATACGCCTAATGACCCATTTCCTGCTGAAACGCATGAGAACGCGCTTGACCGGATGGCCCTGCAAATCCAGCAGATTAACGAAAAGGTTGGACGGGCCGTTGTTCGCTCTGAAACAGATTCAGCCAGCGCACAGCTTCCAACAAATGAAACGCTAAAGGGAAAGACGCTTGCCTTTAATGAAACAACCGGCGCGGTAGAGGCTGGCCCTAGCATCGCAGATGTAGACACTGTTTCTGGCATAGCCGCAGACATAGCTACTTTGGCTGACATTGAAGACGGAACAGATGCAACGGACGCTATTCAAACTGTTGCAAGCATTTCCGGGGATGTGACTACTGTTTCTGGCATCTCCTCTGATGTAACAAATGTTTCCAATAATGCCGCAAGCGTTTCAACAGTAGCCGGTGATTCCGCAAACATCTCAACAGTAGCTGGCAACATTAGCGATGTTGCTACTGTTTCATCAAACATCACTAGCGTAAGCACTGTGGCATCAAACATTTCTGATGTTGTGACTGTTGCCAACGACCTAAATGAAGCAATCTCTGAAGTGGAGACTGTGGCTAATGACTTGAATGAGGCCGTGTCTGAAATTGACACTGTGGCAACAAGCATTTCAAGCGTTCAGACTGTTGGGACAAACATTGCCAATGTAAACACAGTGGCGGGCATAGACAGCGATGTAACTACTGTTTCCGGTATTAGCGGAAATGTGACTACAGTCGCCGGCATTTCATCTGATGTGACTACAGTTTCCGGTGTTTCAGCTGATGTAAGCACAGTGTCCGGCGTTTCAGCCAATGTGACTACAGTAGCTACCGACATTACAAATGTGAATACAGTCGCAAGCAACATTGCGGATGTGAATAACTTTGCCCTGACCTACAGGATTGCGGCATCTGCGCCGACCACCAGCTTGGATGAAGGCGACCTGTATTTTGACACCACACTAAACCAGATGTTTGTTTATGATGGTTCAGCCTGGGTCGCTGTTTCACCTGACCTTGTTGGCGACACCAGCCCGCAGCTGGGTGGTAACCTTGACCTGAACGGCAACGACATCACTGGCACTGGCAACATAAGCACGACTGGAACCGCCACATTTACAAAAAACGCCTCTGGTGAGCAAAGGGTTCAACTAAGCAACAATGACACTGCATCATCCGCTGCCGCAGCGTTTGTTGCGTCTAATGGCACAAATGAAGTCAGGTTAATGAGAGCTGGAACTGCTTATGGCGGCTATGGTGCGTTTCAATCAACAGATGGCGCGGTGTATTCAGACGATTCTGTTCTTCTAATGGCTGACAACGCCTCTGGTGTAATTAAGTTTGCTTCTGGTGGCAATAGCGAGACGATGCGACTGGATTCAAATGGCCGATTGGGCATTGCGACCAGTAGTCCTTTGGGTAAGTTATCAGTAGAAGATAGCGGCACAGGCTCTGAGCTTGTTTTATCAAGAGAGACAGCAGTTACTAATCTATATTCTCGTATTGGATGGACGGGTTCAAACGGTCTTGATATAGGTGTTGATGCTGGAAATGTGCTAAGCGCATCTCATATAACAATGAGCGTTGACAGCGCAGAACGCCTCCGCATCGACAACAACGGCAACTTCGTGGTGGGTGATACAAGTGCTTTTGCGACTAATGCGGTTACCCTTGCTGGGGCGGGATATTTATATTCACGCCGCACTAGTGGCGGCCCTTTAACTTTGCGAAGGGACAGCACCGATGGAACGCTTGCGACCTTTGAAAAAGATGGCACCACTGTGGGTGTAATCGGCACTCAAAACTGGGGCATTGGGACTGCTTCGCCAGTAGTTCCACTTCAAGTAAAAGCGTCATCACCAGCAGTTTCGCTGCAAGCATCTGCCTCTAAAACTAGCGGAAGTCGTGCTGATTTTAACGCTTACAATAGTGATGTAAGCACAGTTGGCTACATTCGCTTTGGTGCTGTTACCGATAATGTAGGAACAGATATTCAGTTTGCTAATCGTCCTGCTGGTGGTTCGTTGACAGAACGCCTCCGCATCACATCGGATGGCTCGGTGGGCATAAATGTTACAAATCCTGCCGCTACTCTTGATGTCAACGGCACAATCAAGCTGGATGGTAACTATCCTGTTGGCACACAAAATGTGGCATTGGGTGATGCTGCGTTGGATGATGGCAGTTTGTCTGGTGCTGCCAATACGGCTATTGGCAATGTAGCATTAAGCGCAAATACAAGTGGGGCCAATAATACTGCTGTTGGTAATGCGTCTTTAGTTGACAACACTACAGGAGCTAGAAATACAGCACTTGGAAATGTTTCACTCCGCACTAACAGTTCAGGAGCCGACAACACCGCTGTTGGCAATGGAGCTTTATACTCCAACACCACCGCCAGCAACAACACTGCTGTTGGTTATCTGGCTCTGTATGACAATACGACTGGGTATAATAATACAAGTCTAGGATATGCAGCATTAACTAACAACACCACAGGCTACAACAACACCGCTATCGGCAGAGAGGCTTTAGAAAATGCTACGACTGCTGCCGCAAACACAGCCATCGGCGTTGGTTCAGGAAGCCAAATTACAACTGGTCAAAACAACACCATCCTAGGCCGCTACAACGGCAACCAAGGCGGCCTAGACATCCGCACATCCAGCAACAACATCGTGCTGTCGGATGGCGATGGTAATCCTAGACTGCGTATTAACAGCAGTGGCGATTTATTTGTTCCAAGAGTTTATGCAAACACAACAGGCAGTAGTGCTAATATGTTTGTTGCTTCAGATGGACAATTTTTAAGAAGCACATCTTCACAAAGATATAAAAACACCATCAATGATGCCACGCACGGCCTGACCGAACTGCTTGCACTGCGTCCTGTCACCTACAAAGGCAACAATGACGGCGACACGGTATTCGGTGGCCTGATTGCTGAAGAAGTCCACGATGCTGGACTTACAGAGTTTGTGCAATATAACGAAGACGGTGAGCCAGACGCATTGGCTTATGGCAATATGGTATCGCTCTGCATCAAAGCAATCCAAGAACAGCAAGAAACAATCACAGCACTTGAGGCTCGTATAGCCGCACTTGAGTCCAACTAAAGGAGATTAAAATGGACGAACTAACAGCAGAACAAATCGCACAGCACTACACAGCGATGGGTCACAGCGTTGACCTAATCAATGCTATTATTGCTGGGGAAGCTATGGCAGACGATGATGCCGCAGAGAAGCAGGACTGTGTTGACAGGAATGTTGAGCATCTGGAGATTATGGTTGCCAAAGACTTTTGGACAGATGAGGACATGACCGCAGTGAACGCTGCAATAACCGCTGGTCAGGCATACGAGGCTTAAAATGAACACATACACTTGGAACTTTCCGCAGCTTGACACTGCCCCCACAGAGGGCGACTTGACAAATGTGGTCAAGACCATTCACTGGCGGTTCACAGCTGTCAGCGACACTGAAACCAACGCAGAGGGCGTTCCTCTGTCTGTTTCAGCTTATGGCACGACCGGGGCTGGTGATGCTGACCCGGATGATTTTACGGCCTTTGACAGCCTAACCCAAGACTGGTGCAAGGCACTTGTGCTGGCCTCTCTGGATAAGACAGAGGCGGAACTTGAGGCGATGCTGAATGAGCAGCTTGCGGCTCTGGTTAATCCGCCGATTGTAGGTAAAGTGCCGGCTGGGTGGTGAAGATGACAGAAGAAGCCAAAACAACCGCAGACTTTGTTTTTGGGGGCGTAACTGTGGGTGCGTTTTTTGAGGCAATCCCGGAGATTACCGCCCTGGTTGCTTTGTGTTGGTGGGCTGTCCGTCTTTATGAAACGGAGACCGTTAAAAAGCTGGTGAAGAAGCTGTGGCGGTAGATGATTCATGTGTTCTTGTTGCTGGTTTATTTGGGTGTAGGTGACGACCGCCGCCAGGTCAGTAACACGATGTATTTTGAGAGTGTCATTGACTGCAATTATTTTGCATCACAGGTGGCAAAAAGGTTTGGTAGCTATGGGAGTTTGGATGGCATAGACCCGCGTGACCGGGTGACTGCTTACTGCGTTCCCCAGCATGTGCAAAAAGGCAGCGTGGAGATTTACTAATGCTCGCAGAATTGGCCGCAGCAAACGCCGCCTTTGCCATTATAAAACAAGCAGTTAGCAATGGGCGTGACCTAGCAAACGCTGGCTCTGCCATTGCTGATTTTGTTGGCGCAAAAGAAGAACTCCGCCGCAAGGGTGAAAAGAAAAAGAAAAGCCCGTTTGCCGGGGGCGGAGACCTAGAGGAGTTTATGGCCCTTGAGAAAATCAAGGAGCAGGAGACCCAGCTGCGGGAGATGATGGTTTGGGCTGGTAGGCCGGGGATGTGGGACGATTGGCAGAAGTTTCAAGCCAAGGCCCGCAAGGAAAGGCAGGAAGCTGAAGAAGCAAGAAGAAGACGCAGGAAGAAAATAATTGAAATAACGCTACTGACCCTGCTTGGAATAGTTGGGCTCGGTGTTTTAGCCTTTATTGGCTGGTTCCTTTATATGGGCATGACTGGCAAACTGTGAGGAAGACATGAGTCAAAAGATTTTGGAATGGAAAATCATACCGCGATTAATGATGTTCGTTATGACTGTTATGTATATTCGCGTTGTTGAGTGGGGCATGTCTTTGGAAGACATTACAACACAGCAGAGTGCGATGGTAAGCGTTGTTAGCGGCGCAATGACTGGTGCATTTGCTGTATGGCTCGGAAGTGAGGCGAAAAAATGATTCAAGCGTTAATACCAGCTGTTGCAGAACTGGCCGGTGGCTGGCTGAAGGGCAAAGCAGAGAAGGCAGCGGCAGAAACCAAAGCAAAGGTAGCCAAGGCAGAGGCCGAAGCCGAGGTAATGAAAGTGGCGGCTACACATGAAGCGGGCTGGGAAAAGATTATGGCCCAGGCTTCCGGTGACAGCTGGAAAGATGAGGCGTGGACTATTCTGTTCATTATAATCATTGCAATGTGCTTCATCCCACCTTTACAGCCCTATGTAGAGCGTGGCTTTGCTGCGCTGGAGACAACACCTGATTGGTTTCAATGGGCGATGTATGCCTCAATAGCAGCCAGCTTTGGACTGCGCGGTATTAAAGGACTGAAGAAATGATTGACCAGCTACGCAAGGAATTGGAAGCAGACGAGGGCTGCAAGTATGAGATTTACCTTGACCATCTTGGCCTACCAACCTTTGGCATTGGCCACCTGGTAACAAAGGATGACCCGGAACACGGCCAGCCGGTAGGAACACCCGTGTCAGAGGAGCGTGTGCAGGAGGCTTTTGAGCAGGACATTGAGGTAACGCTGTCAGAGTGCAGAAAGCATTATAACGATTATTATAATGACCTACACGAAGAAGTGCAGCTTGTGTTGGCCAACATGATGTTTAACCTGGGCAGACCCCGGCTGTCAAAGTTTGTCTCTATGAAGCGTCACTTGGAAGCGCGCGACTGGAACAAGATGGCTGATGAAATGGTTGATTCAAGATGGTATAATCAGGTAACGAACCGGGCCGAAAGGCTGGTGCAGCGAATCAGGGCTATGGCAGATGCGTAAGTTTAAGAAGGTTCCCAAGGACAAGAAGACTGGCGTTCCCAAGAAATACCTTGCCGGGGCTAAGAGTCCATCTGCCAAGGCCAAAGAGATTAAGTCCACCGCAGCTAAGTATAAGCGGGGGGAATACATCAACATCAAGAAAGTGAGCAAGAGCCGTGCCAGCCAAGCCAAGAAAAAAGCCCGCTAGGAAGCCGCTGTCAGCAGCAACGCAGACTTACTTGCGTAATCAGGCTAAGAAAAGCGGCCGGTCATACAGCACACTCTCCGCAGTTTACCGGCGTGGGCAGGGCGCGTATTTGTCGTCCGGCTCCAGAAATGTTAGCATGGATGCGTGGGCCAGAGGACGGGTTCGCAGTTTCGTTACTGGCAAGGGCGGTGCGCGTAAAGCAGATGCAGACCTGTTGAGAAAAAGGAAGAAGTAATGCCATACTCAAAGTATTCACCAAAGCAGAAACGCCTAGCAGCAATGGCTCCGCCGCGCAAGAAAATCACAGGCGCAGACCTCAAGAAAGCTACCCGTATGGGCGGTAAAAAGAAAAAGAAAAAGTAATGGCTAAGACACCGGCATGGCAGCGTAAGGCTGGCAAGAATCCCAAGGGCGGTCTCAATGAACGGGGCCGCAGGTCAGCTAAAGCGCAGGGTATGAATCTGAAACGCCCGGTTAAGTCCGGGGACAATCCCCGCCGTGCCAGTTTCCTAGCCCGTATGGGTGGTATGCCCGGCCCAGAGCGCAAGAACGGCAAGCCTACCAGGTTGTTGCTGTCCCTACGCGCCTGGGGAGCAAGCAGTAAGGCCGATGCAAAAAGAAAAGCAGCAGCGATTTCAAAGCGCAACAAGGCAAAAAAGCGCAAATCCAATAGCTAAAAGTTTGCAAAACTTTCGGCAGCAAATTGTCCGTGCCAGAAAGGGCCGCGGCAGCTACACCCGAAAGGTTAAGCACCACCGCGAAACCTGATTAAGAAATGCGCCACAGCCGCCAGCCAGAGCCACCCGGCTCTTTCATGGAACGGTATTTCATGCCCTTGCCATACATAGACCGGCGCACGGATTCAAACTCTTTATGTGTAGTCACAGCCAGGCTGTCGCCTATTTCCATGTCATCAAGAAAGTCCCACTTGCCCCGCCGTGCTGGCGGAACCGGGATGCCCTTTTCCAGAATCATTTGTTTTTCCTCTAACCTTGTCAAAGCAATCTCCCTCATGTGCGTGGCAAAGTATTTGCCTTTTCCCGTTTGCTACCCATTGGCCCGTCAGTAAATCGTGAGACTTGCCGCATAGTTCGCAGTTAATTTTCTTTCGTTTGCCTGTCCCTTTGGCTTTCTTTTTGCCCCTGTCGAACCAAGCCATCGTCCTTCTCCATTGATTCCCCGGCTGCTTTCAACAGTGATTGGGCAAGCCAAACCATTTGAATGGGGCGCATACTCTTAAAATATGCAGCCCCATCCACTGTAACCAGCAATCCATCTTTGCGCGGGATTGCAAGAACGAGACTGTCCCTAGAAGGGGATGTCATCGTCCAGTTGGTCAGGCTGGACTACTGTGTCAGCCAGCTTCTTCATGCCGCCTTGGCTGATGCCATCGCGTATGTCGTCACCGCCCTCATACTCTTTAACCATTGAGATGGTAACGCCCAAAGAGCCATCGTCATTTTCGTAGGCTTGGACAGAATAATTCCCATCTGCCCGCAGGTGAATGTCACCAGGTGCGCCGTTCTTAAATGGCTTCCAGTTTGCATTGCCATACTTGGCTTGGCCTTTGCCACTGGTGTTTGGCCAAATCCGCATGGTCGTCAGTTTTTCATAATTTCTAGCCATTACCCTTTAACTCCTTTTCACGATGGGCAAACATTGAATGAAACTGTTTATACACATCCTCATTTGTGTTCTTCAGCTGGTTAAGAACGCCCTTGTTCTTATTCCACAGGGCAGTGACCTCGCCAACCATATTGGTCTGTGCAATCTCCTTACGCAGAGTTTGGTATAGGTAGCGAACACTGTCCATGTTCTCATCTTTGGGAGGTGTAGAAGGCGACTGCTCTTGCACGGGAACAGGTTGGAGGGAGGAATCGGAACCTGGAGCAGCCGCCTTCTTCTCTGATGATGCCACAGTTTTACGCTGAACACCATCCATTTCATTTGCAGAGGCGTATTCACCCCCGGCTAATCCAATACTTGCCAAGGCGCGGCCAATCGCTGAAGTCTCGGCATTTTCCAGCGCAGAAGTTTGATTAACATGTCCCTGACCGCGTATTTCTTCAGCATAACCAGAGCCTATTGTCTTGCCTTCCACATCTGTTATGCGCGCTTTTACCACAACACGCTGGCCATCGTCCACAGCAATCTCTGTGTCCACACCAAGTTCTAATCCGAAGGTTCGCCGGAAGGCTTCCATCCGGTGGACGACTTGCGTGTATTTCTTGCCGCCGCGTTGCGTTATGCCGTGAGACTTGTGCAGTTCAGCAGCCAAGTCCATAGCGTCCAAAAGTTTATTTGCCATTTGCTCCCTCTTTCTCAAAAGACTGGTTCAGCAGGTTAATGATTAGTGTTGTGACCTGCTCCAGTTTGTTCACCTGGTCTTGTAAGTCATAAACAGCCTCATGCAGACTGTCTAGTGACTGTGAGTGTTCGCGCTCCACCTCTGTCATTTAACGCGCCATACACGGACACCGCCTTCAACAGTCCTCATGCTGGAGCGCATACCTTTTTCATAAAAGGCAGCATACAAGCAGTCAGCTTGCTTTTTCTCTTTGAGAAGAACGCTGTTTCCAACCTTCATCTCATTAGCCAGCTGCTTCCAGACAGAATCTTTTTTCCGCTTAACGCTAGGCATAGGAAAGTTTGTTTCAATCTGTGGGAAGTCGTCTTCAATTTTATACATGTTGTTCATCGCCAAGCCTCCTTTGCGATTTTCAGGATTTCAGGGCCGTGTCGCCCCGCTAGTTGGCCAAAGTCGGGATTGACTAGGCCGAATAGGTTTTCCCAGCTTTGATTAGCTGCGCGTAACAGGTTCTGCTGGACAAGCCAGCGGCGTTCAATCTCCGCATAAACCCTTTCCAGATTGTCCTCGCGCAACGCCATGCAGTTGTGCTGGTCAGCTATGTTCCAGCCAGCTGGGGTTACAAATAGAAGTGCTGGCGCAAGACCGGTTGCCTTCCAGTATACGGCCTGTTGGGCCACTTGGTAGTCTGTGGGTTCAGTCTTAGGTTTAGGACTGCGCCAGCTGCGGCTTCCGTCTTTTTTCGGGGGGTTTCGTAACGGGAAGCTGCATTTCAAATCAATCATCTTGTCCGTGCCGTGGTAGTCAATAAACATAATGACCGGCACATCCAGCTTTTCGGGCTGCATACGGATTTCATACTCGCCCTCAATGTCAAAGCCGCCAAAGTAATTTTGTAGTCCTGCAACAGCAAGTGCGGCCATCTCTGGAATACACTCCCGAAACTCCCGGTATTCTTCCATGTCCTTGCCGCCATCACAATCGCGTGGCTGGTAAGTCATAAACTCTGCCATGCCTTTGGTGATTGCCTTGCTTAGTTCCATGCCGCCTTTGCGCCCATTAATGGGGCTGTAATCGTCAAGCCCCAGGTGCAAGTCCACAATCTCTTGCACAATCTGTCCGGCTCTGGGCCTAGCTGCAAAAGGAAAGTTCATCTTGTATTCTTTCCGCAAAAACAGCTTCAGAATATGCTCATCCATTGTCTGGATTGCACCGGAGTAACTGGCGTGGTAGCTTCCAAAGAAGCGGCGGTATTCTGGTAATGATTCCTGTTCCATAATCCCCTAGTTACACATAAGCAACAGGGCTGTCAACTATGTTTATTATTTTTGAACCAGATGATGCTTTGCCTTGCCCGTTTTGTGAGGGCAATGGCTGGTATATGCAGGATTTCCGGGTGCATGACAGGGACAAGGGCTGGTATGTGGTCAGCCGTGAGATGGAGTGTCCAGAGTGTTTGGGCGAGGGCGTAAAAACTTTTTTCATTATTGAAACGGACGAGGAAGATGAAGGAATCATTACCAGAATACCGCCGCTTCTTTGGAAGCTACCACGCCAGTTACTC